CCTGTGTCAACCCGTGTTGGCCTGTGAATATTAACGCTTTACACCGTGAGCGCCTTGTGTTAGACTGAGGTGGGCCTTGATTTTGACACGGGGAGGGGCTGTTGTCTTGTGTTTATTATTGTTGTTGCCACCCAAGTTTACTAGAGACTAATTTTAGAAAAAACTACGTAAAAATAACATAATTTATACACTAGCTAACCTTATGTTTTACCTGATGTTTATCCGGGGGCGGGGCTACAGTAATAAATAAGATAAAAAAAGACTTGACTTTTGAATAAAAGTATGGTAAAATAATAGGCAGATACTAGGATGTATTTAGTAATACAGGTGCGGGGCCTTAGTTGACTACTAAACCGTTCGTATAGATCCCCTCTTCTGTTGCTTCCTAGGCAGGGGACTCATGCGAACTGATGTAAAACACAAGGATACTGGATAATGTCTGAAGAGACACCCAAGAAAAGAGGCAGAGGTAGGCCACGCAAGGGTGAAATCGTAGAAAAAACAGCGGGAACCCGTGGTAAAGTAGGCAGGCCTAAAGGCGATGCTTCTATAATTAACGAATACAAGGCTCGTATGTTGGCTAGTCCTAAGTCAGAACTAGTGTTACAGACTATATTTGATGCCGCAACTAACGACGAGCACAAGAACCAAGCAGCAGCATGGAAGCTAATTATGGATCGTATCCTCCCAGTAGGCGCATTTGAGAAGGATGTAATCAAAGATGCTGGACGAAACGCGATACAGATTAATATCACTGGGGTGGGAAGCACGACAGTTAGCGAGAGCTTTGAATCAGGAGAAGAAATTGATGGAGAAGCAGTGGATGTCACGGGACAAGTTTGACGAAGCACTGGAAGAAACCTTGGAATACGTTATTAGAGTAGGTGATGCTACCTCTCAGCTAATTAACGTGGCTGTTTTGTTTGGTGACAACGCTAACGAGTCCGTCTCAGGGCGCTCACACAGGCTCAAGGATAAATCTAAGGCTTGGGCGTGGCTAGGTGCGTCTATTAACTTTGTATTTGACGACGACCACTGCGAACGTGCGTACAACAACGATGTAACTAGGGCTGCAAAAACCCTAAACGAGTCTAAACCTAAGAAAAAAACAACTAAGAAGTGAAATTCTTTACAAAAAAAGAGTTTGACTGCCAACATACTAGTGAAAACCGTATGGAGCAGGCTTTTTTAGACAAACTGGACGCTCTCAGAGAACACTGCGGGTTTCCTTTTGTTATCACCAGCGGCTACAGAAGCCCTGACCACCCGTTAGAGGCTGTAAAAGAGATACCGGGGACTCACGCGCAAGGCATAGCAGCAGACATAAAGATAACGAACTCTGCTCATCGGTATTCGATTATAAAAGGAGCCTTAGAGCACGGCTTTACTGGTCTAGGGGTCGCTGGTGACTTTGTTCACCTAGACACACGGGGTTCTGCTCCGGTAATTTGGACGTATTGATAGTTACTTTAACAGGAGAAACAACTTAATGAAAAACTTTAACGAGATGTTTTTTGGTTTGATCGTCGTAGCCCTTATCTCATTGTTTTCGTTGAACGCAAACGCACAAACTTTCATTGAATACCCAGACGGATCTACGTATACGCTAGAGGACAGTGAAAATGTGTTTATTTCTACACAACCAGTGTTTTCTAAAAAAACGTACAACACGGGTGCTGTGTACTTTACTCCCGTAGAGTCTAATACTAAGAGGGACTACGTTGCTTCTCCTACTGACGGAACTGAAGTAGGTTCTACTGAGTGGTGTACAGCGTATGTGCCTTGGAGTGAGGGCTTGACGTTTAATATGATTTGGTGGCAAAAAGCGTGTGACACTAACAATGACGGCCAGTTTGGAGAAGGCGACTCAGGCTGGGAAGGCTAATAATTGGAAATAGTCGCATTAGTATGTTTAATGATGTTGCCTATTGTCACTGGAGCACTAACTTTTTACTTAAGTTACAAACTCTGTGACTGACTTAAACGTACAGTTGCTACCTTGGCAGCAAGAAGTCTACTCTGATCCTACTAGGTTCAAGGTAGTTGCTGCTGGAAGACGGACAGGGAAGTCCAGACTCGCAGCGTGGATGTTAATCATCAATGCGCTGCAGGCCGACAAAGGCCACGTTTTTTACGTTGCGCCCACTCAGGGTCAGGCCCGTGACATCATGTGGCAGACCCTATTGGAGCTAGGACACCCTGTGATTGCGGGTTCACACATTAACAACCTGCAGATCAAGCTGGTCAACGGGGCCACGATTAGTCTCAAGGGAGCCGACAGGCCAGAGACAATGCGTGGTGTGTCCTTGAAGTTTCTCGTGATGGACGAGTACGCAGACATGAAGCCTGACGTATGGGAGCAAATCCTCCGTCCAGCACTAGCTGACCAAAAGGGATCAGCGATGTTCATAGGTACTCCTATGGGCAGAAACCACTTCTACGAGCTGTACAAGATAGCGGAGCTAGGCGACGATGAAACTTACAAGGGGTGGCACTTTACCAGTTATGACAACCCACTCCTCGACCCTGACGAAATTGATACGGCAAAGAAGTCCATGTCGAGTTACGCCTTCCGACAAGAGTTTATGGCCTCATTTGAAGCAAGAGGCTCCGAAATGTTTAAGGAAGGGTGGGTCCACTTTGGTGAAGAACCAGAAGTAGGTGACTACTACATAGCAGTTGACCTCGCAGGATTTGAAGACGTAAACAAGAAACGAACTAAAAATACTAAACTAGATGAAACTGCAATCGCTGTTGTTAAAGTTAGTCCTGATGGTTGGTACGTTGATAACATTATACACGGGAGGTGGAGTCTTGACGAGACTGCCACCAAGATTTTTCAGGCCGTTAGAGACTACAGACCCGTTAGTGTTGGTATTGAAAAAGGAATTGCCAAACAAGCCGTAATGTCTCCTCTAACAGACTTGATGAAACGGTACGGAACCTTTTTTAGGGTAGAAGAGCTGACCCACGGTAACCGAAAGAAAACTGACAGGGTTATGTGGGCCTTGCAAGGACGCTTTGAAAACGGTTACGTCAGTTTAAACAAAGGTGAGTGGAACAACAGATTCTTAGATCAACTGTTTCAGTTTCCAGATGTTCTAACTCACGACGACTTAGTTGACGCACTTGCATACATAGACCAGTTAGCACAAGTAGCGTACGACTACGACTACGAGATTGACGACCACGAAATATTAGACATAGTAGCAGGGTACTAATGGTTTTTAGAAGATTTAATACGTATGGCATCTACGCTCTTTCTGCCATAGTGTTTTTTACATTGGGTTACAGCGTAGCACTTATTTAAGGATAATACTATGGCAGAATCAATTTATAGCCCAGACCCACTAATGATCCAAGAGTCCTTGGAAGAGTGGGTAATGACAAAGTGTGAAGATTGGCGAGATTATTATGAGTCAAACTACGAAGAAAGATTTGAAGAATACTATAGGTTATGGAGAGGTCAATGGGACCCTAATGACTCGCAAAGAGGGTCTGAGCGTTCTCGAATTATCTCTCCTGCGCTTCAGCAGGCTGTAGAGTCTAATGTAGCAGAGCTAGAAGAGGCTACGTTTGGTCGTGGTCAGTTTTTTGACATTAAAGACGATGTAGCAGACCCACAGAAACAAGACATATCAATTCTAAAGAAAAAACTAAACGAAGACTTTGAAGCCTGTAAAATTCGCAAGGCAGTAGCAGAATGCCTTATTAATGCTGCTGTATTTGGTACGGGTGTTGGTGAGGTTGTTTTAGAAGAAATTAAAGATATGTCCCCGGCTACTCAGCCAATTATGGATGGTCAGTTGACTGCTGTGGGCGTCAACATTAAAGACCGTGTAGTAGTGAAGTTAAAGCCGGTGTTACCGCAAAACTTTTTGATAGACCCTGTAGCAACCTCAGTTGAGGACGCTTATGGTGTTGCTGTTGACGAGTTTGTATCTAAGCACTCCGTAGAACTCCTACAAGAGCAGGGCGTGTACCGTGAAGGTTTTATTGAGTCTGCCTCTGCTGACACAGACCTAGAGCCAGATCAAGACCTAACAATCTACAACGACGACAAAGTACGCTTAACAAAGTACTACGGTCTTGTGCCTCGTGAGTTGTTAGAAGCTGAAGACGTTGAGGTTGACGAAGACTCTATGTACGTTGAAGCAATCGTTGTGATTGCAAACGGCGGCACACTTCTAAAAGCAGAAGCCAACCCGTACATGATGAAAGACCGTCCGGTAGTTGCGTTTCCGTGGGACGTGGTTCCCAGCAGGTTCTGGGGACGTGGTGTTTGCGAGAAGGGCTACAACAGCCAAAAGGCGCTTGACACAGAATTACGTGCTCGTATTGATGCCCTGAGCCTCACAATCCACCCAATGCTCGCTGTGGATGCTACACGGCTTCCTAGAGGCGCTAAACCAGAAGTGCGTCCGGGCAAGATGATCTTAACTAACGGCGATCCTCGTGAAGTACTACAGCCGTTTAATTTTGGACAAGTTGGACAAATCACCTTTGCACAAGCTCAAGCCTTACAAAACATGGTTCAGCAGGCTACAGGAGCGGTTGATTCAGCAGGAATTTCCGGCAGTGTTAATCGTGAAGCTACTGCCGCTGGTATTTCTATGTCTCTTGGGGCTATTATTAAACGCCACAAGCGCACCCTAATCAACTTTCAACAGTCGTTCTTGTTGCCGTTTGTAACCAAAGCTGCACACAGATATATGCAGTTTGACCCTGAAAACTACCCGGTAGCAGACTATAAGTTTATGGCTACGAGTACTTTGGGGATTATTGCTCGTGAGTACGAGGTAACTCAGTTAGTACAGCTTCTGCAAACGATGAAGCAAGACAGCCCTCTGTACCCTGTGTTAATCCAAAGTATTATTGACAACATGAACCTGTCTAACCGTGAAGAGCTTATCGCAGCAATGGCTCAAGCTGGTCAGCCTAATCCGCAAGCTCAGCAGATGGCTATGATGGCGCAACAAGCTCAGATTGGTTTCCAGCAGAGTCAGACAGCAGCCCTTAATGGACAAGCAGCAGAATCTCAGGCTAGAGCACAGAAGTTGGCCGTCGAGACTCAACTTATGCCTCAAGAGCTAGAGATTGATGTTCTTAATGCAGTTACTAAAAACATCAAAGAAGGGGACGCTGACGACAAAGAGTTTGACAGACGACTAAAAATTGCAGACAGATACCTCAAAGAACTAGAGATACAGGGCAAAACTCCAAATGCTAATGACACAAACAGAAATGAACAGCCTGCTCAAGCAGATCAACGAAGCATTCAAAGACCTCAAGGACCAGTTAGCGGTCTTACAAGAGCGGATGGACAAGCTGGAGGACGCGGTTAATGGCAAAGAAAAAAGACCCAAAGCTGGAGCGAGCAGGAGTAAGCGGGTACAACAAACCAAAACGGACCCCTAATCACCCAACCAAAAAATTTATAGTGGTAGCCAAGGAAGGCGACAAGACTAAGACTATACGCTTTGGTGACGCTAAAATGAAGATCAAAAAAGATCAACCAGCGCGGCGTAAGTCATTTAGGGCTAGGCACAAGTGTGACACTAACAAGCCTAGTAAACTCACCGCAAGATACTGGTCTTGCAAAAACTGGTAAACGCTATGAAAGTCTCAGCACCAAAAGGTTACCACTGGATGAAAAGCGGTAATAGTTACAAGTTGATGAAAGATCCTGCAGGTGGATATAAGCCCCACAAGGGCGCGTCTAAGTCTGCAAACTTTGAAGTCCAAAAAGCCCACAAAAAGTAAGGAGATAGAAATGCCATATCACAAGCCCCCGAAAAAGAAAAAAGTAAAGAAGCCTAAGAGATCATAATTATGCCGATGAAAAACTATAGTCCAAAACAAAAAAAGCTCGCTAGAGTAGCCAAGCCTAGAAACAAAATTACAGGCGCTGATCTAAGAAAGGTACGAAAAAATGCCACGCGCAAAAAGTAGACCTAAAGCAAAGAAAAAGAAAAGCACTATACCCTCTAATGTAAAGAACAAAGCTCTTTACTCTAGGGTTAAGGCTGCAGCTAAGAAAAAGTTTGACGTGTACCCCAGCGCCTATGCCAATGCTTGGCTAGTCAGGGAATACAAAAAACGTGGTGGAACTTATGCCTAAGTCTAAAGGCGGTTTAACTAAATGGTTCAAAGAAGATTGGGTTGACATAAAGACCGGAAAGAAGTGTGGCCGTAAAAAAGCCAAAGGGTCTAAGCGTCCTTACCCGGCTTGTAGGCCAAAAGCGGTAGCCGCCAAGATGACTAAATCAGAGAAAGAAGCAGCAAAACGCAAAAAAACAGGGCCAAAAGCCATTAAGTACGCCGTAACTGCCTCTGGTAAAAGGAGAAAAACTACCAAAAAGAAAAAATAATGCTTGACTTTTGATTCAATATATGATATAATATACAGTGTACCATAGTACATTTTGTTAATCAGAGATAACCTAAGAGGCCTCAAGTGGATCAAGAAACACAGCAATATTACGACAATTACTTCACCCTGTTTTCTACTGATGGTTGGAAACAGCTAATTGAAGAATTAAACCAGAATGCTTTAGTGATTAACAGTGTTGAAGCTACTAAAGACACAAATGATTTGTATATGCGTAAAGGACAAATAAACGTCTTAGCATACATTTTAAATCTAGAGTCTACAACAAACGCTAATTACGAAGAGCTTAACAAAGATAATGATTAAAGTATTTGACTTCCGTTGTACTAACGGACACGTATTCGAAAAATTTGTAGATCAGGATACCACAACCACTAGGTGCGGATGTGGTGCTAATGCTACAAAAATCGTTTCAGCAACACAGTGCATTCTCGACGGATCTACTGGTGACTTCCCCGGAAGACATATGAAGTGGGTACGAGAACACGAAGAAGCTGGGCGACGAGGAAGGGAAGCTCGTGAGAGTCAATCCCAACAATAATCTCCATAACCTAAAAAGGCGGGGTAATTTTAGTGATGTCAAGAGCGACAATTATTGATGAGCGTCCAGAAGAGGAGCTAGAAACAACAGATCAACTCGAAACACAGGACACCGTAGAGACTCCTCAAGAAGAGGAACAACCTGTACAAGAACCTGATATTCCAGAAAAGTACCAAGGTAAATCTGTAGAAGAACTCGTACAGATGCACCAAGAACTAGAAAAGTTTTCTGGTAAACAGAGTACGGAAGTAGGCGAGTTACGTAAAGTTGTTGATAACTACATCCAGACAGAACTCACAACACAACCAGCACCTGAAGAACAGCAAAATCAAGATGATACAGATTTTTTTATTGATCCTCAAACTGCTGTTAACAGAGCTATTGATAACCACCCAAAGATCAAAGAAGCAGAGGCTTACGCACAACAAAGTCGTCAACAAGCTACTCTTTCACAACTCAAGGCTAAACACCCTGATATGGAAAGTATCTTGCAAGACAACAATTTTGCTGAGTGGATCAAGGGATCAAAGGTTAGAACTAAACTGTTTGTAGAAGCAGACCAAGGTTACGATTATGATTCTGCTGACGAACTTTTTACGCTTTGGAAAGAACGTAATCAAGTGGTTCAACAGACGGCTCAGGCTGAAAAAGCAGCCCGTAAGAGTGCCGTAAAGTCCGCAACTACAGGCAACGCTCGTGGTACAGCAGAAGGATCTCGTAGAAAAGTCTATCGTCGTGCTGACATTATTAAACTAATGAAAACCGACCCTGAGCGTTACAACGCATTGTCAGACGAAATTTTACAGGCATACGCAGAGGGTCGAGTTCGATAGCCTTTTAAGGAGATAACTCATGGCTACAGCAACTTATCCCGGAACAGGTGGTTTTACCGCCTTAACAGAAGCAGGTACTTTCATCCCCGAAATTTGGTCGGATGAGATTATTGCTTCTTATCAGAAAAACTTGAAGATGGCTCCCCTTGTCAAGCGTCTTTCTATGACTGGCAAGAAGGGTGACGTTATTCATATCCCTAAGCCTACTCGTGGTGATGCCAATGCTAAAGCGGCTGACACTGCGGTAACTATCATTGCAAACACCGAATCAGAGCTTCAGGTGACAATTAACCGTCACTTTGAATACTCGCGTTTGATTGAAGACATTGTTGAAGTGCAGGCTCTTAACTCACTGCGTCAGTTCTACACTGAAGACGCTGGTTATGCTCTGGCTGTACAGGTTGACAACGACCTTCACGCAGCGGGTACTGGTTTTGGTGACGGTGGCGCTGTTGTATTTAGCCCAGCCGCTACTGATTACCAGCACACTGGTTGTTTCTTCAATGATAACGGCACTACTACTCAGTACACTGATGACACTCTGGTGGCTGGTGACGAGTTTACGGATGCTTTCTTCCGTGACATGATCCAGAAGATGGATGACAACAACGTACCGATGGAAGGCCGTAAC